CTTTTATTCAATCTTCCCAGGGATCGGCCGGAAAGACTTGGATCTTATTACGCTATAGGAACAGCCAATATGAACAACTCGATATCAGCCGACGCAGCTGACGATTCAACGGTAATCGCCGCTCCTGAAGCAACTTCCGCCTGCGCCTCTACTATGCTTACACCGCGGACTATCGCGTCAACGGTCGCGCCTTTTGCCAGAGCTGCCGTAGAAATTGACGTACCGGCGTTCTTCACCGTGATATTCGCGGCCGTGTTATCGATCGCGCGCAACCACCAATCGATAATACGCAGTTTGCGAGTTGTCGTGGCTACGTCAATCGCGGTAGGAACGGCGTCGAAATTACATACCTTCCGTATGAGGATAAGGAAGGCACCCTCGTTTACGGCCTCATTCTTCACGGCAGCGGGTCCGATATTTCCGGCCGCTCCGTTATTACTCAGGATTTCGACTATGTCTCCGTCCGCGGTAGCAGCTTCCAGCGCTACCCCCTGGGCAGTGCCTGAAACAGTATCCTGCACCTTGCCATCATTGGCTCCGTAAAGCACAGCATCCAAGGCAAAAGGCTCCGCAGCCACCGCTTTATAGGTCCTTGCGGCAGATCTTAAGGCAACGGTAACCTGATCCCCGTCAGATACAGCTTCCTGAGTAAATCCGATGAATTCCTCTCCGGCATCTGCATAGATAACTTCCCCGGCAGAAAGCTTTACCCTACGATATGCCGCAAGATCTTCTCCCGCGGTAAAAGATTTTTTCCCGCCTTCATTCTGCTGTGACATCTTTCCATCCTCCTGTTAAGCTTTTAATAAATTCTTACCTGATCCGCATTGCCTGGTATTATTTTTTTGCCGGGGGCGGCAACTGCTCTTTATAAGCGGCCGCCGTTGCGGACAATGCCGTAGTCATGGTGCACTTGTGTTCCGCGGCGTACTCTTTCGCCATCTCGAGGTGTGTTTTTACTATTTTCTGAGCCTTATTTTTAAATGCGGCATCTCCTTCACCGGCTCCCACATCAGGGGCACCCGATCCCTGCAAAGCTTTTAAGAATGACTTCTGCGCTTCCTCGACGCTTGCCCCGCTCTTTATGGCCTCTAATGCCAGGGATTCCATGCCTTTGGGTGTATTGGCAAGGATATTCTCCGTGCGTTTCAGTTCGGCCGCTTTAGCCTCCGCGGCGCCTGTAGCCTTACCCTCCGCTATGAGAGCGTCGGCCAATCCTTTGTTTTCAGCTTTAAGCTGATCGGGTGTTGCCGTTTTTACGTCAAACATCGCTTCCTCCTGGTTATGTTTTTCGGCGTTCTCTGCCGTTTTGTCTATATTCAAGCCTTTCGAGCCCTGCCCGTCAGCTACTGCCGTGGTTTTTTTTCCGGCCGCCGCGTTCCCCGCCAGCTGACCGGAAAATAAGGAATCAAACGTGCAAATACCGTCCACGAGCCCGACATCAAGCGCTTCCTGGCCGATAAATACATCTCCTGTGGCCACCTCCAGAACATCGTCGGCAGATATGCCTCTGTTACGGGCCACCGCCTCCACAAAAAGGTCATATATATGATCTATGCGCTTCTGGATCACCTGGCGGTCCTCCGGGGTCAGCGGTTTATCCGGATGTCCTGCCGCCTTGTTTTTCCCGGCTTTTATGACTTCCGTCTTGACGCCGGCATTATGATTTGCCACGCTGTAGTCATATACCGCCGAATACACTCCGATCGAACCGACGTCCGAACCGCGGCTGGCGTAGATCTTCTCCGCGGCCGACCCTATCCAGTAGGCGGCCGAGCACATATCGCCGTTGGCGTAAGCCACGATCTTTTTCTTCCCCCGGCATGCGTAGATCATATCCGACAGCTCAAGTACCCCGTCTACACCGCCTCCGGGGCTGTCGATATCCAGAACGATATCGCGCACCTGCGGATCTTCCAACGCCGCTTTGAGATCACGCTCTATCTCAAGCGTGGAAGTCCCGGGAGAAGAAATCCGCTGTATCAGGCTGGCTCGCTTGGAAATAATCCCATAGACCGGGATCCTAGCCGTGCCGTTTATAACCTCATAATCCGGAGGCGTGCTCTTGCCTGCGGTTATCTGGACCACTTCTCCTTCCGGAAGTTTTTCTCCGCGCAAATGCCTGTCCAGGATCTCGCGCATCACGTTCACGACTTCTTCTTTCATTACCCAGGGTTTCAGGTACGCGGCTTCGTTAATCTTCTTCATCAGTGGGTACTCCTTCTTGCCCGGGTACTTTCTCCGGCTTGTCCTGGGCCGGCTGGGCTGCAGGCTGTTGATCTTGCTGGATTTTGGAAGAGTTTTCGTCCGGAAGCCCAAGTTGTTTGCGTCTTTCTTCTTCCCTGGCTCTCTGCTCCAGCACTTCCTCCCAATCTTTGCCGTGCGCTGCGCATTCATCGGCCAGGGTGGATATATTGCCTTTTACTGCGTCCTTAGCCGCGCTTATCTCCTTTGTCGGATCTATATATCCCCATCCTGGGGCTATCCAGCGGGCCCTAGTATAATCCGACCTACGATCGAAATAATCTTCAGCCACTAACTCTCCGCGTAACACCGCTTCGTCAAGCAGATTCTCATAGGCAGGCTGGCAGAGTTTTTCCGAAATGAACTTTTGCTCACAGCGGAACATTTTCCTGGCTTCAAGCAGCGCGGCCCGCGCGCTGGAATAATTGGTCTTCGAAAAATCTTTAAAAATCAGTTCATACGGAAGCCCGAGACTTGCGCCGATAAACCGCAGGCATTTTTCCACGAAAACATCGAATTGCGCCCCCGGCCGCTGCGGGTTGAAACCGTCTATAGACTCTCCCGGGTTAAGGTACTCGATCATCCCGGGTTCTATCTCCTCGAGTCTCTTTCCGTCCAATTGCGTCTCATCTGCTCCGGAAACTGTGAATTCTTCCGCATTCTCTTTCTTAACAAAGACGGAAAAACAGGCTGAGACTTTTGCCGCCACTAATTCCGCGTCCATGTAGTCACAGAGATTCTTGAATATAGCTATAACGGGAGCAAAAAACGGCTCGCCGCGCGACTGCCCCGGGCGTTTTACATGGTAAAGATGCAGCACATTAAGGCGCCCGTACTGGTTGCGCGCCGGTATGCGTATAAATTCATCTGACCCTCTCGTGGAACGCCGGTAAGTTGTGTCTCCCGGGTGATACTTGCATATCCAGTAAGCCACCGGCTCGCCCGCTTCGTCTATCTCTACCCCCTTGCGGATAGATTTGTCACCGGTTTTGTCGGATGGGGTAGCGAGACGATCGGCTTCAATAACATTCAGGGCAAAAGAGTACGGCCGGGATGGCCTCTCTATCATCTGGTTTAGGACTATAACGTCACCGTTAACCAATATTTGGCTCATCACCAGGTTCTGCATCTCCCAGAAACTCATCCTCCCAAGCCTGTCGGCATGGGGTTCCCACTTTTCCCATATCCGCTCTGCCGTGCGCTGAAATTCCTCGGCATCTTCATCGGACATTCCGAGGCTTCTTTTGTCAACACGGCTCTGCGGTGCTATGCCAGTCCCGACAATATTGTTGGTCATTGTACGGTCAACTCCGGAAGCTATCCCGTCATTACGCACCAGATATCTGCTGCGCTCTCGCAAGTCGGAGAGCTCGTCAAGCAAAACCTCATCGGCCGATGCCCCGGAAGGCGTCCAACTGCCGCGCATCCTATCGCGCGAGGCGCCTTCATACCCGCCTCTTATGCCGAGGATCTTATTGGCCATGCGGTACTGGCGCCGCTTGAAAGCCGCGCGCGGGAAAAATACCCCTATCGCGTTATCGAGTTTGTCGGAAAATGCGAGTTTGCGTTTAGCCATCAGCTTGTGAATTTAACAAAGTTACGGTTCTTGCCGTTTTCGGCAGCGACCTTCTTTTCAAGGTTCCTCTTCATATCGCGCAGTTCGGCAAGGCTGTATTTCTGCATGTTTACGTTCGATCCCCTGACGTTATAAGACTGCACCGCTCCACCGGTAAGTATTGCGTATATCGCGGCGTCCACCGCGTCGAGCATCTGCTGGTTGGTTACCGACATTGTTCCTCCGACGGTAAATAAAAAAGCGACAGTTAGGTGGTTAGGCACCCAACTGCCGCTTGAAAAATTCCTCCGGTGATCAGCCGCGGAAATAAATTTGTATCTCTATTATCAATCGACCGCTAAAACCTGTCAAGGGGGTCGTTACTACGCTGTAGTAACGACTTTTTAGGCCTCTTCGGCCTCTTTGCTGCGGAATCTATACTCGCAGTTAATACATTTATGGTACCTAAACGGTGGTTTACTGGCATAAGTTTTTATATTTTTACTTTTACAGCCTGGACATTTGATCGGATAATAAATTACTCCGTAAGCCGCTGGATCAGTGTTGTCCGGATTTTCTTCCTTAGGTTTGGGCGGCGGAGAAGGTGGCGCCGGCCTTCTTCTTCTCATGCCTATCCATCCGGAACGTGAGGATCTATTTATCCAGCTCATGATCTCCCTATCGTTTTATCCATCCGGGGCGGCGGCCGCCAAGCCAGCTGCCTCCCGAACGGTTAGGAACAAAACTGTTTTGAGAACGTTGCTCTTGTTTTGCCTGGCGGTGGGCAAAATCGGCTTCCCGCATAGCGTACACCCTAAGCATATCGGCCGCGGCGGCGTTATAAACCTCCACATCCCAGTAGTTATTTTTTCCGGAGGCGTGGATCTTGCGCCATTCGTAAACTGTGGTCCTTCGCCTTTTGTCCCTTATCGCCACTTTATGCTCCGCGCAGAACTGTTTTATATAATCATCGGTGGTCTCTTCCGGGATATACCACCCACCCCGGGAGCTTTCCTGTTCGGTATTCTGCGCCAAACGGGAAACCTTGTCCTTGAAATAACTCGTATCGATACGCCACAGCTTGAGGCCGCCGTTGGGGATGATCTTGCCGCTTTTGGGCATGCGGTCGATGACGGAAACTATATACGTGGGCCCATTGAGGTGATCAACTCCCTTGATCGCCCTGGTCTGGTCTCGGTGCTGCCGGCAGAATTCATAGACCTCGTCCGTCCTGTATCCAGTATCGCATAAAGCCAGCCTGACCTTGAACGGATCTATGCCGGAGATCTCGGAAGGATAACACGTGTTGAACAGGATGTCCTCCACATCATCCCAGGTCTCTACCCGGTCGGCCAATATGCCCCAGGATCGCTGTCCGATCCCCCAGCCGCGTATCGCCAATATA